CGAGGAGCTGCGCGGCCGCGGCGTAGCGAATGAACTGCCGCTCGTGCTCGACGACGACCTCCGTCGCGGCGTCCATCCCGAAGAGCTGGAGTTTGAGCACTCGCCGCATCAGTCGTTCCGGAATAGGCGAAGCAACACGCCGCCCTGCCCGTCCTTCGACGGATCCTTTACGCTGTACGAGACCCCGTCGACGGTGATCGCCGGAGCGTCCTCCTCCGGGTCGCTCGGCAAATCCTCGAGCCGGAGAAAGACCGCGGGCCCCGAGCTCACCACCCCGAGGTGACCGCCGCCGTCGACGCGCACGTAGGCCGCGTCGAAGATCCCCACCACGTCCACCGGGGCCCCGCTGCTCGGCGCGTATCGGACCGCGGCGCCCACCGTGGCGAGCGCCGCGCGGTCCGCCGACGCGAGCAGGGATCCGAAGGACATGGGGACCTCAGCGGACCACGGCGTCGATCCGCACCTTGCCGGTCGTGTCAGCCGAGGCCGCAGCCACCGCCGCGACGCCCACCAGCGTGTTGCTGCCCACCGTCGAGGTCACGTTCTTGGCGGTGTTGTCCCAGTAGAGCTTCAGCCCCTCGGTCCAGGCCTGGCCGGTGGCCTTCGGAAGCACGAAGACGCCCGTCGTCAGGCCGTCGAAGGACGCACCCGCGGCGACCGTCTCCTGAGCGATGACGAGCAAGGATCCGATCAGGTACGGCGTTCCGGCCACGACGCCGCCCGAGGGAGCCGTGAACGGCATCATCAGGCCGGAATGGAGGAAGTTCTGAGAATTGACCGAGGCTGACATTGTAGATCCCCAAGCTTGGGCCAACAGGCCCAGAAACGTCGAATTCCAGGAATTGACTACGCGCCAGCGTTGGTGACCGCGCCGCGGTGGTCGAGGCCGCCGACGCCGTAGTCGAGGCGAACCTTCCACTCCATGCCGTCGATTTCCCAGCCCAAGCGCGTTTCCATGAGCGGCGCTTCCTGGCCTTCGAGGAATGCCACACCGAGGCACGGGGCGACCTGCGGGTCGGCGAAGATGTAGCGGCGGGTTCCGGACAGATACGGCACGTCGACGACATCCTGGAAAAGCTTGAACGCGACATTGGGACGGTTGACGGCCTTGCTTCCGCTCGCCAGGTTGTCCGGGTCGTATTCCGACCGGTTGATGACCGCGGCCGGGCCTCCGAGCGCCTTTGGTACCACCAGAACCGAAGGATTCAGGTTCAGGATGCGCTTCCCGGAAGGATCCGTCTGGATGCCCATCGCGACGCGGTCGAGGTCGAACGCGGCGGCCGACATCGCGGCCCCGGTGGTGATGTTGCCGTGGCTCGCGTCGAACATCGCCGTCGAGTCGTAGGGCATCGTCGGACCGAGTCCGCTGTTAAGCAGCAAGGTCGCGTAGACGGCCGCCTCGACCGAGTAGGCGGAGGCGTCGCCGAATCGAGCGGCGAGATCGGTGAAGGCCCCCATGTCGTCGTTCACCATCGCCTTCCGGGAGAGGGCGATCCGATTGCCGCAGGTGGCCACCGTGAGACTGACCTTTTCGGAGTCGGGGATTCCGCGGAACTGGAACTCACCGAGCTCGTTCAGCGGGTCGAGCGCACCGAACAGGCCATTGCGATAGTAGTTTTGCGCACGGAAATCCGAGGCCGGCTTGACGGCGCAGAATCGGCGCCAGGTGATCGGATAGACCGCGTACCGGGCCAGCAAGGTCTTGTGCATCACGTTCTCGAGCGCGACCGGGAACGCAGTCGCAGAAGCGTAGCCTGCGCCTCGAGCGTAGAAGTCGCCGCCACCGAAGGAGCGGCGCCCGCCGGCATCGATCGCCTTCCCGAAGATCTCCATTCGGTCGGTCGTGGACAGCTTCTCTCCGGACCGCTCGAGCGCCTCTCTGGCCACGTCCACAAGAGGCATCTTCGTGTACTTGTTCGGCCTGCCGATTTCGATCGGATCCCCCATGATGCGGAGGCCCAATGCGGTCGCCTGCGCTTTGGCCACCGTCTCGGCTTGAGCGGTTCTGTGAAGAATTCCTGCCACCACATCGTTGACCCACCGCCGCTCGCCAGCGCTCCCGACCTGGATGTCAGGGCCGCCTACTCCGCTCACATCGGTCCTCTCCGACCGAGCCGCGAGCTCCTCGAGCAGCGCCGCGCGCGCCACTTCGACGCTGGCGCCTTCCCCGGAGAGCTTCGAGGCCATCTCCGGCAGCTTGCATCGGGCGCCGAGCTTGGTGATCTCGGATGCCCTGGCGCGGTCGGCCTCGACCGCTGCCTTCCGCTCTTGTTCGAGGTCGACAGCCGGAGCGGGAGCGGAAGCCGGGGCGGAGTCCGCCGGCGGCGTGGTCGTCTGTTTCGACATTGCTGTCTCCCTCGTGAATACTTCGCAGGGGGTCTCCCCGCTGTTTGTGCTGCGAATACCTGCGCCGGAGTCCGCGCCAATGGGAACAAAACTCAATTCATGAGGTTCCCAGTCCGTCGCGCGATAGACGGGCGGCTGATCCTCTCCGCCCTCGACCTGCTCGAACTTGTGAATCCGGTAGCCGACGCTCACGTTGCGAATGATTCCGGAGCGCACCTTGGCGAAGACCGTATCGGCGGCAGGGTCGACGCCCTCGGGAGGGAATCGCACGCGCGCCGTCCCCTGATCGCCAGCGAGCGATGCGGACTCGACGACTCCGATCACGTCGCCGAGGTCGTCCCTCGCATGAGAATTGAGCAGCGGCGCTGTCCCGCTTTGAAGGCGCGCCATTCGCACGGAGCTCGGGTCTAGGGACAATTCCTCGTCGTATGGGCCGTCCCACCCGCTGCGCCGAACGCGCTCGCCCGTCGTCCACACCACGTCAGCGGTCCGAGTTTTCTCGTCGACCTTTGCGCCGTCGAATTCGGCGGCGCGCGTCTGCATCGGAAGATGTCGGGTCGTGCTCTTCACAATTCGCTGCTGGCACCGTGCCGGGGACCCGTCAACTAGCCTCCGTCGGACTCGGTCGCCTCGCTCTCTGATTCGACCTTTGACTCGGCTGCTGGAAGCGCCTGCTGCACCTGCCCGGCCTGAGTCATCTTCCGGGGGTCACTGTCGAGCACCACGCCGAGCTCGTCGAGCTCCTCGAAGTTCTCTGCGTACTCCTGCCAGTGAGTCGCCGGATCAAATCCCTGCTGTCGGACCATCTCGTCCGGCGTCATGGCTCCTATGCGCACCAGCCTGGACAAGGCGATTCCCTCCTTGTCCGGCTCGATCATCGGCATCGGTGGCGCCGTCCAGCGCGCGCCTGGCGGAGCATTCTCTCGCAGCACGCCGCCTTTGATGGCCGCGTCCACGAACCATCCCCATACCCCATCACAGAGCTGAGGGATCAGCATGTTCCAGCGCCAGTTGTGAACCGCGGCGTAATGCCGGATCCGGGACATCCGCGCCGAGCTGAAGTTGACCTGCGAGAAGTCTCCCGTCATGTCCTCGTAGGTCACCCCAAGCCCCGCCGCGATCCGGCGCAGGGTGTTGACGCTGAAGGTGTCTCCGGCCAGGAGCGGGGGATTCCCGAAGGTGACCTGCTTCCCAGGCGGCAGGTAGCTGATCAGCCCGGGTTCGAGCATCTCCGTTGGAGATCCGACCGCGTCCGAGCCTTCGGCGCCGAGCGGGAGCTGCGCTCCGTCAGGGTCCACCACGAACGCCGCGAACAGGGCCGCGACCTTCTGACGCATCAACGTCGCATCCTCGAATTCGTCGAAATCTTTGAGCGCCATTAGCACGCTCGCGAACCACGTCACTCCGCGGACCTGGCCCGGTCTCTCCGACAAGTAGAGGTGAAGGACCTGATCCTCTGGGACGAAGACGCTCGCCGCAGTCGAGAGCATCATGCTGCCTGGGTGCTTCGGATAGAGCCAGTATCCGGTCCGGCGCATCAGCTTGTCGTGCTCGACGCCGAAGATGATCGGTCCGCCAGATTCCGACTGGAGAAAAAACTTGTTCGTGTCGAGGTGGTCGGACTCGAGGATCTCAAGCTGGAGGGGGACGGGAAGATTGTCCTTCGGGCGCCGCGGGCGCTTCCGGATCAATACCTCTCCCGACTCCGCGATCGAGCGCATGGCGAGCGCCTGGAGCCCGTAGAAGTTCATTCGCGACGCCGCATCGCAATCGGTCGTCTCGCCCCATAGGCGCCACGCCTCCATTGCCGCTGGCGCCTCCGCCCCGGTCGCCGTTGGCGTGATGCCCCACCCGACGACGTTGTCAGAGATCACGCGAAGCGCGTTCCTGGCCCATGCGTTGTTTCGCGCGAGGTCACGAGCGTGAGACCGCAAAATCGGGATTGCCGCACCTGCGGCCGCGTTGACGTCCGCCGCGCTCCGATGCCAGCTGTCGGTCCGTCGACCTGGTTGAGCGGCCTCGAAGTGCCGGACCAAGACATCCGCGACGGCGCGCGATTTCAGGCGCTCGAGGCCCCACTTCGGATTGATTGCGAGCGCGACGCGGTCCAGCCAATTCGGCTTCATCACGGGTTTGGCCATGGCCTAATACCCGCTCCCGCTGTGGGCGCCCCCGAGGCCTTTGTTCGAGGCCGCGAAGCGAAACGGGGACCCGCTCCCTGTGGCATTCCGAACCGACGCTGTGGCCAGCGCGATGGAGCGTTCCATCAAGGGCAGGTCCGCCTGGTGATACGTCACCTGCCGGGCGGGTGGCCCGTCGTATCGCACTGACTGCACGGCTGCTCCGCTGATCAGCGCGACGCGGGCAGCTTTGAGCGCGTCCAAGTCCGCCTGGGTCCAGATCTCCATGCCACCGGCTGGCACCGCCGCCGAGGGCCGGCAAACTCACCGCCGACCGAGCCACCCGCCACCCCGCGGCGAGCCCCCGTGCAGCCACCCCGCGCGTGCGGGCCTTGGCGCCACGGGAAGAGGCGCTGGCGGAGCGGCCTGGCGCGGAGCCAGGGCCGCGGGCGGGACGCCAGCCTCGGCCGCCTGGGGCTTCTGCGGCGGTGCCGTCCGCCTCCGCCGCGCCGCGCCTGCGGCGATCCGGTCGAGCCCAGCCGCCGCCGCCGCCGCGCGCGCGTAGACCCGGCAGTCGAGCCAGTGATTTTCCCGCCCGGGGATGACCTGCCACTCGCGCTTCGAGAAGCCTCGCCGGTCCACGACGGTCACGAGCTGCTCGGCCGTGAGCTGCTTGAAAAACTCGGCCTCGTAACCGTCCGGAAAATGGCACCACCCCGCCGGCCACTCCTCGCCGTCGAGCGGCGCCGCCATCCGGAGCCAGCCGTAGAGCTCGCTCTTCGCCGCGTCCACGCCCACCGGCCACACTTTGCAGCCGTGCGAAATCCTCTTTCCGTTCCACTTCACCTCGACGGGCGTGGGCGCCCCGATGAGCACCCGGGCCGTCGCGCTGCCCTTGCACGCGATGACGCGCCCGATGTGCCCGCGCGCCCAGTGGTAGACCGCTTGCGTCTGGTCGCCCGAGTCCACCGCGAGCTGCACGATCCTCCGCTCGACGCCATCCTCTCCGGGCCAGGACCGATTCAGGACCTCCGCCTCGAGCCTCTTCCAAACCGCGTCCTCCGCCGGAGCGCCAGCGAGCACGCCGCAGTCGACCGACCACGAAGAGCGGTCCTCCCCCCACCCGACGACCTCCCACACCAGCCGGTCCCGCTGCACGTCCACGCCGGCTGTGAGCATCGCCACGCCGCGCGGCACCACCCCGCGCTCGTACTCCTCGCGGCGCTCGTAGAGCCGCTCCCACTCCGGCGCCTCGCCCTTCTCGCGCCAGGTCTCGCCCAAGACCGTGTTCACGAACGAGCGAAGCGTCTCCGGGTTCTTCTTCGCCTCGAGGAATTCTTCGGCGATCTGACCCCATGTCGCGTTGGGCGAATAGGAATAGGCGGCCCAGATATGGTAGCTCCGCTTTTCGCTCCCAGGATTTTGCGCGCGCCATTCTCCGCGCTCGACCATCTCCCGCTTGTGTCGGTGCTCGATGACGCATCCGTTCGCCTGGCACTGGACGAAGGCCTCCTCCGGCTTCCCCTCCGGCCACTTCATCGAGTGGCCCTTGTCTCCGCTGAAGACGAGCGGCGCCATGTGACCGCACGATGGGCACGGGACGAAGCAGCGGCGCTGATCTCCCTCCTCGAAGGCGCGCTCAATCCGGCTCGCCCCGGCGATGAGCGGCGTAGAGCCCATGACCACCTTGCGATCCCAGTAGTATTCCGTGCGCCGGACGCCGAGTTTTATCTGATCTCCGTCGCTACCAGCGCTCGGCGGATACCCGTCGACCTCGTCGAAGAGCACCGCCTTCCTCGACACGCGCCGAAACCCCGCTCCAGAATTCGCGCCCACCATGCTGAGCACGCCGCCGGGAAACTTCTTATGCAGGATCGTATTGCCGGAATCGCGCGGTCCGACCGACTCCTCCGCGTCCTCGAAGATGATCTTCGACAGCGCCGGGGTGTCGCGCAGGAGCGGCGCGATCTCTTCTTTGCTGTACCCCTTCGCGTCCTCGACCGTCGGCTGAACCACGAGGATCGGGCACGGCGCCTGATGAATGCAGTAGCCAACGAAGGCATTGATCATCTTCGTGTATCCGACCCGCGCGCTCTTCATCACCGCCACGAACGTCACGGAGGGGTCGGTGAGCGAGTCCATGATCTCGCGCTGGTACGGCAGCGTCTTCCACCGGCCCGCCTCGGCTGCGCTCTCCGCCGAAAGGACGAAGTAGCGATCAGCCCACTCCGACAGCGTGAGCTTCGGCGGCGGCCGCCAGGCCGAAGATGATTCTCGGGCGAGCTGGGAGAAGGCGGAGAGGCTCACTTCTCAGCCTCCGCCGCGAGGTCCTCGAGCGCCTCGCGGATCAGCCCCTCGAGCAACGCGAGCTGAGCCTGCGTCAGTGCCGGGTCCTGCTGCCTCGCCCTCGACGGGATGCCGAGTAGCTTCGTCTTCGCCCGGGTGAAGACGCCGACCATGCCCGCCTTGACCTCGGCGGCCGACACCAGGCCTCCTTCGCGCTCCTGGAGCTCGAGCTCGGCGAGTGCCGCCTTCGCCGCCTCGTGCCTCGCCCGGCTCTCGGCGAGCTCCGGAGTGCTCTCCGAGGCGCCGGCGGGCGACGTGGGCCCGGTCTGCGGCACGTACTCGGACCGCGTCGTCGCCGCCCACTCCCGGTCGGCCTTCGCCGGGTCGATGCGCGTGCGCCCCGCCGCGTCCTTCGTCACGCTCGCCGTGAGTCGGCCGGACTGGATCGCCCGGTTCACCGCGCTCTGACTGCCACCGGGCAGGCCCATCTCCTTTCGGTGCGCGGCGTATTCGCGCTCGGACATCAGGTCCATTTGCCGGATTCCTTTCGCTATTGCCATATATGACCATACATTTTGACGCCTTGCGCTATGAAAACAACGCGCCTCTGCGCACCCGC